GTGCTTGAGGTGGAGCGCCACCGGGCCGTGATCGAGGACGCGAGCACGCTCGACATCACCATCATCCCGGCGGCCCGGCTGGAGCCGTGGCGGCTCGTGATCCCGGAGGTCACCAATGCCGCCTGAGTGGACTCGGAAGCTGCAGGAGCAGATCGAGACCCGCACCGGCAAGACGGTGATCGAGCAGGGGCGCCTGGAGCTGCTGGAGGCGTCCGACATCGAGCGGCGCGCCATGCAGAAGGAGCTGGATCTCCTCGGCTGGTACGTGCTCGACTACATGGGCGGCGCGCCGCAGGAGGTCAAGCCGACCGAGCGCCGCCGCATGGCCGCGCAGGCGCGGATGGTCTGGGTGCAGGACCCTGTCGCCGGAGCCAACGTCGACCTGTCCTGCCAGTTCATCTTCGGCCGCGGCGTGCCGAAGCCGAAGGCCAGTGACGAGAAGGTCCAGGAGGTCATCGACGAGGCGTGGGATGACCCGGACAACAAGGCGGCGCTGACGACCTTCGCTGCGCAGACGGCGCTGTGCACCGATCTCGTGCTGCAGTCCAACCTGTTCCTGCTGTTCTTCGAGGGCGACGACGGCAAGGTCAAGCTGGGGATCCTGGAGCACGACTCCGTTGAGGACGCGGTGCGCGACTCCAACAACCGGCTGCGCGTCCTGTACTACGTCGCGCGCCAGCGCATGTACGGCTGGGACTACACGATGGACCGGCCCGACATCAAGGCGGCGATGGCTTCAGAAGCGCCGGGCCGCAGGCCGCGCGTGATGTACTACCAGGCGCTCGCGGCGACCGACACCGACACCGGCCAGATCGACTCGCTCGATCCTGCGTGCCCGCCCGAGAAGCTCGCCGAGGGGCTCGTCTACCACATCGCGATCAACAAGGGCTCCGAGATGGTGTTCGGCGTCCCCGCGATGCGCCGCATCGTCAAGTGGATGGCGGCGCTCAATGACTTCATGGCCGCGCGCGTCGACATGACGCAGGCGGCCGCCGCGTTCATCATGCGCCGGACGGTCACCGGCACACCGCAGCAGGTCGCGAACATCGCCGCCAAGGCGATCTCCCGGCAGTCGAGCCTCGCATCGCAGTCGGTCGACACCAGCACCGACAGCAGCGCCGTCCTGTCCGGGCCGCGGCCGGGCTCGATCCTGAACGAGAACCAGAACGTCAAGACCGAGCCGTTCGCCATAAGCACGCAGGCGGCGCAGGCGGCGCAGGACGCGCAGATGATCCGGAGCCAGATCTCCTCCGCGACGTGGCCGCAGCACTACCTCGGCGACCAGAGCAACGCGAACCTCGCGACCGCGCAGGCGCTGGAGCTGCCGGTGATCAAGAAGGTCGAGGCGTTCCAGGAGCTGTTCGAGGGCCTGTTCCGCACGTTCATCGACCGGGTGATCCAGAAGGCCGTGGATGCCGGGACGCTGCCGACGAACCTGACGCCGGAGGAGCGCGCCAAGCTCAAGGCGAAGAAGAGCAAGAACACGGTGCCGGGCTCACCGGGGCCCGACCCGCCGGGCGCGCCCGCGCAGACCGAGTTCCCGTCCTCGATGACCAACCCGGACACCAACGGCAACGGCGGGCCACCGCCGAGCACCGCGTTGAGCCAGAGCTACGAGGGCCAGACCGACGACGAGGAGGACACCGAGCGCGACCTCGGCTACGAGTTCTCGATGCCGAACCCGCTCAAGCGCGCGATGGCCGACCTGATCAACTCGATCGCGAACATCGCCCGGACGTTCGATCCCAACAACACCAACCTGGAGCTGAGCCGCACGCTGCTCGGCGTCGCGCTCGGCCAGGGCCTGGAGCTGGCCGACCCGGCCGCCGCGGTGGAGCGGATCCTGCCCGAGGGCTACGTCGACCCGATGCTCGCGGCACAGATGGGCGGAGGCGGTGGTCCTCCAGGAGCGCCGCCGGGCGGAGCGCCGCCGCTGGTGCCCGAGGCGCCGACGATCAATATGTTCGGGCCCGGTGCACCGCCACCGCCGGGGCAAGGACCGGACGGCGAGGCCAACGCGTACGGCAGCGCAGGGTTCAGCAACGAGTACCAGGGCAACCAGGGGCAGATGCAGCAGGCCGCCGAGCTGGCGGAGGCCGAGCGGTTCAAGGAGCTGCTCGACCGCTGGGATGAGGAGATCGGCGACATCGTCGACGAGATGCTCGCCGCCGGTGCGGCCAGCAACGGCAAGCACTAGCACAGGCCGTGTGCGTGCACTAACGCGCGGCGTGTGTTAGGGTGCCGCGACCGGCAATGACGCCGGGGGTAAGGAGGCGGCATGAAGAAGAAGTTGCGCGCCGCTCTTGCGGTGCTGTGTCTCTGCGGAGCCACAGCAGCCGTGGGGGCCGGACCAGCCAACGCATGGCCGTGGGATCCGCACGTTCACGTCAACGCCAACGTCTGGACTTGCGCTGGCAACGACTGGGGTTGGTACTCAGCCAGCGACGGCGAGTCGGGCTGGACAAGTTGGAATGGCTCAATCCTCGGATTTGATCTCTACCGCATCCCGACGAGTGGGACGAGTGTCCGTGTCAGTTGGGGCCTGAACGGGAGTAACTGCTCGCGGACGGTCTACAGGACCATCAACCGCCCGCTTACCGGCAGCAACCTCTACATCGGCAACCTGGGCTAGGGCAACAGGGGCGGGCGGCCGGTTTGTCCGGTCGCTCGCTTTCGCCCGTAGGCTGCAGTCGTGGCCGTCCAGGATCCGCCTCCGCAGCAGCCGCCGACACATCCGCAGGTCCAGCGACTGATCGACGCGGCGCAGGTCGGCGCCACCGTGCAGGCTGCTGGTGCGGCGACCGTGGCACCAGGCGTCGCGGTCGCTCTGCCAGCGGTCGCCGCCGCCGAGATCGTATCCGTGCCCGCCGAGGCGCTGGCGCACGGCATCAAGATCGCGCTGATCCTGCGCGTCCTGCGCCGGTTGTTGCGGCGCCACCGCACGGAGAACCTGACCGCGCTGGAGAAGATGCTGCGCAAGGAGTTCCCCGATCTCGACCCGGCCGCGATCCGTCGGATCGTCGAGCAGGAGATCAAGTACGAGGACGCGTTCGCGCGCAAGTCAACCCAGCGTGTCGAGAACGACATGCAGGCGGTGGGCCAGCTCCAGACCGCGGAGAAGCAGGCCAAGCGCATCCAGGAGATCCTCGCGCGAGAAGCGCACTACAGTGCGCTGCGCGAACAGGCGATGCTGGCACGCGCCCGCCAGCGCGCCCATAACGAGACGGTCCGCATGGCGTCACCCGACGGCGCGAAGTGGGTGCTCGGCGCCGCCAAGAATCACACGCTCGGGTGTCTCGCGCTCGCCGGGAAGAACTGGCCATGGGAGGTGCTCGACACGATCCCGCCGCCGCTGCACACCAACTGCCAGTGCTCGCTCCAGCCGCTCGGCCCGAACGACACGGTGCCACCGGCGGGCGAGGCGATGGCGATGGCGCGCCGGGCGATCGCACTGGAGGAGGCGATCACCGCCGTTGCGGATCCGGGCGAGATCGAGGCGTGCCTGGTCGGCGAGCCGGTACGGCCGTGCATCGAGCGAGCGCTCGCCGAGCTTCAGGAGGCCACCTACAAGGAGGGCCTGCATCCGCGTGGCAGGGGTGGCAAGTGGATCACCAAGCTGGGCAAGCCGAAGCTCAAGCTCAAGCCGAGCTACGAAGAGCAGGGCGGCTTCAGCGGCAAGAACCTGACCCAGAGACAAGTCCACTCGGCAGTGAAGAAGGTGGCCGAGGGCGTCGTGGACTTCTACGGCGGCGACAAGCAGGCCGTCGAGGCCCACCACGAGCCCGAGTACCTCGCCGCTAACAGCGCCGTCGCGCGCTTCCATCACCCCGGCGAGCGGCTGGCGGGGATCAACTACGGCCAGGAGGTGGTCGAGAACGTCCGCTCGCCAGACATGGGTCTGTTCGGCCTGCGCCAGATCGCACACGAGGCGGCGCACTCGCTGTCCGGCACGAGGCCCGGCCCGCTGCCCGGCTTCTCGCAGCACTTCGAGGAGGGTGGCGCGGAGATCCTCTCGCTCTGGTTCTGGCACCACCGGGCGCAGGAGCTTGACCACCGCGACGCGACCAAGCGGACGGGCGCGGGATGGACGGACCCGGGCGACGAGACGCTGGCGCACAGCGTCGTCTACCGCGACTGGGTGGAGGAGTTCATGCGCCGGGCCGCGAGCAAGGTCGGCTGGGACCGCACCGCGATCGTGGACGAGGTCGAGCGCGTGATGCGCGGCGACCACACCGTCCGGCTGCGCTTCCGCGACGCGACCGACCCCCAGTTTGGATTGCCGACGGACCTGCCCGAGGGCGCACGCGAGATCGGCCGCGACGACGAGGGCGACCACGCCGTGGCGCTGATGAAGTGGCTGATGGCAGGCAGCCCAGCACACATGCAGGAGGCCGAGTACACCGAGCGCCTGCACCCGCGCGACCGGCTGGGGAAGTTCAGCGACGTGCTCGGCAGGCTGCACACGCTGACCCGCAGCGAGGTCGAAGGCGGCCACGTCCCGGGGCTGCACGTGGCGGGTGAGGCCGAGGGGGTCGCCGGGCGAGCGTTCACCGACCGAGGGATCCGGCTGGCGCCGAGCGCGTTCGACAAGGAGGGGCGCGTCAGCTCAGTGCTGGTCGCGCACGAGGCCGGGCACTACCTCGTGAACGACATCATCAAGGACGGCAAGGTCCCGCCCGAGCTGGAGGCGTTCCACGCCGGGACAGGACGTGCGGCCGGGCGGTATGGCGCCGTTGCGGGCGGTGGCGCCCACCTGTTCACCAACCCGTGGAAGGCGGACGAGCGCGACCTGCCCGAGGAGATGCTCGCCGACGCCTACTCCGCGCTGTTGCACGGCGAAGGCGAGTTCCGCTACGTGCCCGGTCTCGACGGACCTGACGACCCTGAGTCGCGCGAGCAGGCGCGCCAGGAGTTCGAGGCCAACCGCAAGACTAAGCTGCTGCGGCTTGTCGCCCAGGCGGCGCGTGAGGCCGGATGGCCGGACAAGGCGCTGTATCGCTGGGAGGCGAGCGGACCGATGGACAAGCGCGAATACCGGCTCGTGCTGCGCGAGTCGTTCTTCGACGCGGTGCTTCACCCCCGCGGCCGCGGCGGGCAATGGGTCGACGCCATCCATCACGCCGAGCGTGACACCGCACCCGCTGAACGTGATACCGGGCAGGAGAGCTTCACCGGCGAGGACTTCGCCAAGGCGATGGACGGGTTTTCGCACGGCGGGATCACCGCGATGCGCAGCAACCGCACCCAGACCCAGCGCCTGTTCGGCGAGGTGTGGCTGAACCTGCACAAGCCCGGCGGCTCCGCGCCGGTCGGGCTGGCGCGCGTGACGCTCAAGCCACCCAACAACCGCGGCGAGCGCGTCGCCGAGCTGTCGAACATCTACCTCAACGAGGCTGAGCAGGGCCACGGCTTCGGGCGGGCGTTCACCGACCACTTGCTCAAGACGCTGCGCGAGAACGGCGTCGACCGGATCGACGTCGAGGCGGTGTCCGTCGGCGGGTACGCGTGGGCGCGTCGCGGGTTCGTCTGGAGCGCTGACCACGCCGCTGAGCAGCGCCGGATCCTCCAGGACGCCAAGAACGACGGCCGGTGGGAGCACATCAAGAACTGGCCCGGTGCCGATGAGCTGGAGCGCAAGCTGCTCGCCGGGGAGTTCACCTCCGAGGCGGAGCTGGCCGCGTTCGGCGTCCCGCGGTGGACTGCGACCGAGCAGCCGCAGGATCAGATGACGGGCTACACACAGCCGGAGCGTGAGCGCACGTGGCTGGGCAGGGAGCTGCTGATCGGCTCGCGCTGGAAGGGCTCCCGACCGGTCACCGTCCAAGCACAAGATGTACGCTAGACTGTAGGGTACACATGGACTGGGCTACAGCAGCGGCGATCGTCTCCGACAGGACTCCCGACCTGTCCGACGCGCCCGACCCGCCCGGCGATGACCTGGCGTTCTGGCAGGAGGTTCAGCGACTCGTCGACGGCGACGGGCTCCAGGAGAACATCTGGGAGGAGCTGAAGCATCCCCGCGGCCGCGGCGGCGAGTGGGTCACCGAGTCGCTGCACGAGGGCGAGCACTTCCGCGCGCTGCGCGTGAACCTGCCCAAGGGCCTGCCGCACGCCATCACCGTCGGCGGGCAGCGCTACGAGCGCCACCCCGACCCGCACGTGTCGCTGTTCGACAGCCGCCGGGCCAAGCAGGTGCCCGGCGTTGCGCACGACGACGCGCTGATGAAGCAGATGGCCGACACCGTGCAGCAGGCGCCCGTGAACGTGAAGGGCATCGGGCCGCCGTGGCGCGTCGCCGAGAAGGGCGACCGCCGCGCGCTCGTCCTGACCGCCGACGTCGAGGGCGTCGGGCCGCTGTACGACAAGCTGTCCGAGCAAGCGGGCGCTGACATTCCTGTCCCGCCGACGCACGTCACGGCGTACACCACGCCTGGCAAGAAGGGGATCGGTCTCGGCCTGCCGGAGGAGTGGCGCACACTGACCCGCACGCTGACGCCCGCGGAGCGCGCCGACCTGCCCGAGACAGCCGACCTCCAGGAGGCTGACTACGCCGAGGCGCTGCACCCGCGCGACCGGACCGGCAAGTGGATGGCCAAGCTCGGCCTGAATGGCCTGCGCGAGGTCGGCGGCGCGCCCCGCGACGACCTGCTGGGCAAGAACCCGAAGGACATCGACTACATGGCGATGGAGACGCCCGAGCGGATCAAGGCCGCGGTCGAGGCCCAGCCCGGCGCTCACGCCGAGGACCTGACCGTCCGCGACCGGCTCGTCGGCGTCCGCGCCACGCACCCCGACCTGCCCGACGGTGGCGTGGAGATCGTCCCGCCGCGCGTCGAGGAGTCCACCGGCGAGGGCCGCAAGGACTTCGCGATCATCCCGCATCCCGGCCTGGACGGCTCCGAGTCGCCCGAGCGGATGACCGCCGACGACGCCATGCGCCGCGACTTCACCGTCAACGCGATCTACCGCGACCCCAAGACCGGCGAGCTGACTGACCCGACCGGCCACGGCGTGCAGGACGCGCGCAACCGGGTGCTGCGCATGGTCCACGACCAGAGCTTCCAGGAGGACCCGCTGCGCATGCTGCGCGGCGCCCGCTTCGCCGCCCAACACGCGCTGGAACCCGAGCCCGCGACGCTGGCAGCGATGAAGCGCGACTCAGGGGGCATGACCGCGCTGACGCAGAAGGGCGTCTCCGGCACCGTCCAGGAGGAGCTGCGCAAGATCCTGATGAGCGACGACCCCGGCGTCGGGCTGCGGCTCATGCGCGACACCGGCATGTTCCAGACGCTGCTGCCCGAGCTGGCGCCGATCGTCGGCTTCGACCAGAACTCGATGTACCACGAGCACGTGCTCGACGAGCACACGTTCGAGGTGATCGACGAGCTGGCGCGCCAGGGCGCGAGCTACGAGACGCGCCTCGCGGCGCTGTTTCACGACAGCGGTAAGCCGCTGACCGCCAACCTCAAGCCCGACGGCACGTTCCGCTTCCACTCCCACCCCGTGCACGGGCATCACGCCGACGTCGGCGCCGAGATCGCGCGCAAGACGCTGACGCGCCTGAACTTCCCGCGGGACACGATCGACCACGTCTCCGGTCTCGTCCGCGAGCACATGGTCACCGCCGTCGAGAAGCCGACGCCGGTCAAGGCCCGGCGTCTGCGCGCCCGCTTCAGCGACAAGTTCCTCCAGGACCTACTGGACCACAAGGCCGCCGAT